TATTCGAGCGCCATGGAAATCGATTCGCGAAGAAAACTCACTAACTGCGTCAATCCTATAGTTATACCGATGGCGCCCAAAATATCTTTGACCCGTCCGAACGACGAAAGCATCCCTTCACTGCCGGAAATGCTTTGCTTCGATGACACATCGGCCTGAACGCCCATGCCGGCAAGCGCGCCGCGGACCGACTCAATGGCCTGGGCCGATTGCCCGGCGCTGACATCGATGACGATTTGGACTGCGCTATTATTGCCCATTTTGTTTGGAATGCGCCATTGCAGCGGCGTTTTGGCTCTAATCAGCCATCATCTTCACGCAAGAGGTGCGCGAATATTTATGAAAAACAAATCGGATTGGGTTAGAACGATACCGGATTTGCTGATTCGAATTTCGCCCCTGAGCCGTCCCTTGGTCAAATCCCCTGACGCGAATCGGTACTGAACTTTTCCAGACGCTGTTGGAGACAGCACGGTTGCCGTGCGTTCGATCACAGTGCCATTGGCAATATCGAAACGAAGCTTGGCGGTCGCGTCCGTCAAATCCAGCGGCAATTGCGTGGCCTCATCGATGCAGGTCACGACGAGAGTTGTTCCTATATCGCCAGCCACCAGCGTTGGAATCACCACAAGTCTCCTTCATCTCTTAGTCGGTCGCGGCGTTTTCCGGAAATCTTTGAATTGTTGATGTCATGGGGCAATCCTCGTTCGGACATTCAATCCCGTGAACCTCTGCGTCCCAGGGCACGGCTTCCATGATCGCCGTGATGTCAGCGCCGCACAATTGACAGGAATAGGTAATTTTAGACATGTCCATTTTTCTATTCCATTCCGGTTCAAACCATCGCGATCAGGTCGAACTGCCATTTATCTGGGTCGTGAATGAAGCTTTTAATGCCGCATCGTTCTGCGCCAAGGATTGTTGCGCCCAAACGCCGATCGTTTCACCGGAAGCCAAGGCGCCGGTGGGAATAGTGAGCGCGATGCCGACGCCGGAGAACGCAATGCCGCCGGGTGCCGCCAGCCGGTTGGCCACAGCCCCGGTATCGTCCTTTCCCGTCGCCAAGCCGATGTTGATCTTGGCGCTGGCGTCCACCGTTAGGGTCACCTGGGCACCATTCAATTGGAGCGTGGCATGCGTGTTCTTGTAGAAAAACTTCTCATAGCGCACCTTGGCTCCGGTCGTCGCACTGGACGAGTCGTAGAAGAGTCGCCGGGTGCTGGTGACATTGGGCTCCAGCGTGCAGATGGTCGCGCCTCCCGCGGTCTTCGCGATCGTCACCGTCCTCGATGCGTCTCCGGAAGCAAGAACGACTTTCAGGATGCGCTCAAAGGATTGCGAGCCGACGACCGGGGTTGCCCCGTTGAGCGCCTTGGTTTCGATAACGATCCCACCGGCGGCATCCCGGCCCGTCACGGTGCAATTCCGCGTGTCCGCACCGTCCGAAACGTAGGTCACGGTATCGGCTGCGGAAATGTCGGTCAATTCGACCTTGCCGGCCGTCGCGATAGCGCCGCCCGCCGCGGAGGCGTCATCTTCCGGCATGCTGGCCGCTTGGTATGCTTTCAGGTCTGTGGCTGCAATGCTCATGTGCTTCTCCTTTTTCCTTTCGCTTGCCGATTAAGAAAAATCTTCCTTCATATAAATGTTCAACGCAAATTCCCCGGTGGCTGTCGCCGAGATCACAAACGAAGCCTTCAGAAATAACATCGAAACCAAGAGATCGAGCATCGCCTCATAGGAAATGATCGTATTCTGAAGGACCCATCCCTTGGCCTCCTGGTGGATAAAGTTGGACGAATAGACTTGTCCCCTGGCCTCGTTCCAGATCACCGTGACCCGGCTTAGTCCAAACATCCAATCCTGAAGCGACATCTTACCGGCATTGATGGAGTGCAGATATTCCATGGTCTCAGCGCTGTCGGAGACCAACGAGAACTTTGCTTCCTGCGATAAAATCCGAACGGAAACCGAAACGCCGCGCGCCTCCTGGTTAAGTCGATATCCTTCCAGAAGACCCAACAGATTTTCACGGCTTAGGAATTCCGCCTTCGCAAGATTCAACAGACTTTCCTGCGTCAGTGGCGAGGTCTTCGGAATGTCCAGAAGATATTCCATCGCGAGCGGCCAAGCTTGTTTCAAGGCGAAAGTCCATTCGTCATTGATGGGGTGCGAAACGGCGATCGCCATCGTGGCCTCTTGGTTTGCCGCCAGCCCCTGAAGCAGATTGAACTTGGCCTCTTGATTCTTTGTCCGGGCGCTGGCAAGTCCTAAATTCGAGCTATAATCCGTGACTCGCGCCGACGCCAAGCTAAATCCAGCTTCCTGACTCGGAATTCTGGTCAGCAGCAATCGCAACAAGCTTTCCTGATTGCCGATAAAGGTCTGCGAGACAGGGACGCCACCGAGGCTACCGCCCAGGGGGGCGCTACCTAGAGTTCCGCCGCCTAAGATCGATGAAGCCATTGCTGTTCCTTACGAATTGGGTGGAGCGGGGGGCTTTGGTTTCTCTTCCAACCAAAAATTGCCCTGCGGGTTCAGTTTCAGATCCCACCCAGCCTCAGTTGTCGAATGATTCAAATGAAACCTCAACAGGAGCGTATTTCGTTTCTCCATGATGAGGTCGAGTTCCATTCGCTTGACGCGCTCATTGCCCAAGCTGATCCGAAGTTCGTTCTTTTCTTCTTCGGTCAATTCAATGATTTTGGCGGGTTCCTGAACCGCCGCATTCGCGATCGGAATTATGTTTTTATTTTTAGCCATGTGAGCCTCTCGTTTTTTGTATTTGTTCCATACCATTGCCGGATGTTCTATTCGGCGACAACCGCCCCGTTGAATTTCGGATCGGAGGATAAGACCTGGTCCTCCAGGGAACCGAGCACCACGTCGAGGGCCGATTGCCCCTGATTGTCGGCCGTCAGCAGGGGCTTGAACGTGGCTGGTCCGATGGCCATGAGGTCCTCACCGCCCAGCTTTACGCCATCCAATTGCAAGGCTCCTCTGACCTTCACGCCTGCGCCTTCAGGCGGCGCAGCCGCCTCGACCGGGAAGACAGAATCCACCACCAGGGCAGGATCAGCCCCAGCGTCGCAGAGATCTTTGGTCAGCCATCCCGCGAGGTTGGCGATGGTATTCTTCCCATCATAGTGATATGCGATGACCTTCCAATAGGTGACGGTCGCTCCCGTTCCCAGTCTTTTCGTAAATTGAAATGCCATATTGTTCTCCCCAGTTAGGGTGCGAGCCAGCCGCCGCATTGAACATGCAATTTACTGCCGGCAGTCAGCGCCGCGCTGGCCGTGATGACCGCGGTCGTCAGCGTTGTCGCTATTTTGAAAGCGACAATATCCGTGTCTGAATGCGCATTGCAGACCGGTGGATTTACCGTCCAGGGCTTATTAAAGGTCACCGTGATTGATGCATCTGTGCAGGGGGTCCCAATTGTGATGAGCATCATATGATCATTCCCGACGACCGAGGGAGACGTCCCACCGCCAGCGGTAATAGTTGGTGTGGTTCCATAGTGAATTAAATGCTGGTCTTCATTTATTTCCAAAGCATTGACGAGTGTGTTCTGAGTCGTATTCGTGGTGCTATGAGGAGCGACCATAAATATGAGAGAACCGCCCAGGGCACTCCCGGTACCTCTCCCGCCTGCAAATGTCAAGGAGGCTCCGGCTATATTCGACCCACTCCCCGCTGTTGCTGTGATATAGCCATTGATGGGCGTAGGACTTTGCGTGGAAATATAATCACTGCTATTGGGTATTTTGCCGTTGCCGACCGAGAGGGTTGACCCACTGAAACCTAAACCGGCACGATAAATCCATGTCATATTCGCTGAAGAATAGTCAAACGCCAAAAGTCCAACCCTTCCAATGAAAAGAGCTGTCGCATCGGATGTCCATGGCCAATATCCCGAAATCGCTGTGACGGTTCCACCGTAATGATCACCAAATCCTATGCCAAATCCAATCGGGGTATGGATAAGGCCGTTGACAAAAAGAGTGTTCCCGGCTGTATTATTGCCGTCAATATAGAAAGCCGCCCCAGTTCCTTTCAGCGTCACTTTGATTCCGATATTTGTATCCGAACCAATGGGGTCTAATAAAACGAAGGCTGGATTCGCGGCGGCTGCATTCGTGACTCTCAGGTAATTCACTGCCGAACCCGTTGCTGTGAATCCGATGATGATATTTCCGTTGGCGTCCTTGATGCCCGTCGTGATCTTAGGCGTGGTGGCGATTAGAAGCGCATCGCCGAACGTTTGCGCCCCCGTCCATGTATTCGCACGCCCCAGGGCAAGAGAAGCCACCACCGCGCCCGTCGTGGGATTGATGGTCAAGGTCCCGTCGGTATTCGAGACCGATGAGATGGCCCCGGCCCCCGCCAAAGCGGATTGAATGTCGGCAAACATCTTCGCGGTCAGGCCTAGGATCATCAGGTAGGTATGGGCGGATGTGTTCTTGTTCGTTCCGGAAGTTCCTTCTTGTCCGCGTGTCACGGTCAGGGTGTCTGAGGTCCGGGCCGTCACGCGCACGATTTCAACGTTGGGATCATCCGATGGGTCGCCATAGGTGATCGAATCCCACCAGACCAGATTGAATGGACCATCCGTTGACGGTTGCGGCAGTTTCGCGCCCGCTCCTGTCGCCAGGACGATCGAGGTATCGCCCGACCCATAACCTGTGCTGACGGTGACTTTCGCAAAATTCTTTGTGGCGTCAAGATTCATAATTTCACCTTATAAATCGGACGGCTTTTTCATCTTCTGGCGTTCCCGATCCATGACCTGGCGTTCCATCCAATTGCGTTCGATGACCAAGATCTCGCGCATTTCCCATTCCTCGGGCGAGAGTGCGTTTAAATCGCTCGGTCGCCAACCCGCCATGAATTTTGCATCCAGCCAGAGCGTCAGCGCGATCGCATTGTTCCAACGCTCCGTGGGTGCCTCGGAATAAACCTGGTAGCGGCGCTCACTGCATCCCTCACAGGCGCTCGGATCAAGCGCCGTCTCGATGCATCGCCCGATTCCGGGGCAAAAATCCTTAACATTCACCCGCCCCGGGAGGGTTTCCTGCTGGCCCTCATTGCGGCGAGCATTTTCGGAGGCCAGAAGGAGTTTCCGCATGGCCGCCCGAAATGAATACCGCTCCTCCTCCGGGATCTCCTCATCGCCGCTCCGAGTGTCTTCCCGGAGCGCTATTCTTCCCCCGCGTCCACCGAATCCCCCTGACATAGTTCCCGAAGCGCAAGCCTTTTGTGATAGGGCGGAATTTCCGCAGGTGAGGTAATCGGCACTCCTTGGTCGACATAGCCGCTCGAGGCCTCGAACACCTCGTCATAAAGTTCTACTTCGCCGGCCAGATCCGAGGGAAATCGACTGGTGTTTTTGCGCGCACCGCGGACCGATTGAATTCGCGAAGTCATCGTCTTAAATCGCTTTTCCTCCGCCGTGGTCCGCTTACGGAATTGGTGGCCAAGCAAAACCCAGTGGTCATTCTGGATGGCCCGAAGCCAAATCTCCGAGGAACCCGCCGAGGCAAGAAAACCGTCAGCAGAGAAGATTCGCGCGTATTCGCTTTTTTCGACTCGCGTGAGGGCGTTAATGGTCTTGAATTTTTCGAGCGAACTGACGTTTTCCTCCGGCATTTCCTTACCTGACGCGACCCACCCGGCGTCCTCCGGAATCCAGAGCTCCACGCGCTGAATATGCAGGTCATAGAGTGCGATCGCCTGCTCGAAGGCGCCGCTTTCGAGTTCGTTCAAATCGTCGCTGATTTGCCGCATGATGAGCACATTGCTGCGATCGAGTGCGATCCATTCTTTGGGGGTGATATGCGAAAAGACGTGGACGACGCGGATGGAGCCGCGCGCCCGTTCCGGAATCATGACCACGTATTCTTCCTCGGGGCGGCATTCAAAGAGGCGCCCCGGGTTGGTTGTAGGGTCTTTCGAATCGATGCTTACAACGGTGTTGGTTTCTTCGGTCATTTGCTTTTCCTTTGAGTTTGTAAGGTGCGTTTAAATTTCTCTACCCACCGCGCCTCCATACCTCCGCGGCGTATCTGACCACGGAGGCATGTAAAGGAGGCGCGTGGCTCGCGAGGCTTTATTGACTCGGCAATAATGTCTCGGCGTTCTGGAGCGTCACGACCACTTTCGAGCCTTGGGTGACGGAAAAAGTCGTGGTGCTGGTGACCGCGTTGCTGGCTACCGGCGTGAAATGCACCGTCGTCTCGGCAAGCGAGTCCTCGATGATGGTGCGGGTTTCCAGGGCTCCTTCAGCCCCGGTATTCATGGTGATCAGGGCGCCTTCCTTGACGCCCTTAGCGACAAAAGTTTCGGCGGTTTTCGTGAGTGACGAGGTGGTGCCGCTCGTGGCCGTGCCGGAGGCGATGGTCGTCTCATGTCGCAGGACGGTCTTCTCGGAGAATTTCAACGCCAGGCTGAGCGTGGAATTGTCATCGCTCACGGCGTCGTTGTCCACCACCAGGCGCGGGAAATCGATGATCATCTCCACGTCGAAATTCGTTTCGATCGTCGCTCCTTTGAAGGTGATGCGGCATCGCAATTCCGTCCCGTCCACCGTATAGTCCGCGAGTGCGTTGGCATAAGCCAGGGTGAGGTCGAGCGTGGCGGTCTGCGAGCCGATCAGGGCGACGTTGGCGTAATACTCCTGACCGGTAGGCGCGCCGGGGGTGAACTTGAGCTGCGGGTTCTGGTTGAAGGTGATCGCGACGTTCGAGACCTTCTTGGAAACGTCGACGAGGGTTCCGAAAGCGCCCAGCTCGATTTTTTCGAGCCGCAGAAACTTGGCAGTTGAAAAAACCGCCGGGAGCACCGCGGCATTGTCCACGGCCAGCCGCGCCATATATTGCGTGACCAGATCAACCTGGTATTTCTTGGCGGCGTTCAATTGCACCTGACTGATGACGACGCCGGAGATCCTCTTCTGCGTGTCGGCATAAGCCTCGATCCAGGAGGTGGAGAGCGCCTCGTTGCTTCCCCCGATGGGATCCCAGAATTTCACAATATGGCGCCGGGCGGTCGTGGCTGTGGCGGGGGTATAGGTCACCACGTACCCCAACAGGAGCGGCAGGAGCAGCGCCAGCGATTTGTCGGAGGCGCGATAAGCGCGGCTGGCGCCCCATTGATCACCCATCGGGCGGATCTCGGTCGGATCGCCGTGGCCCTTTCCGAAGAATTTACTGTCGTCTTCAATCTCGCGCTTCAGGGGCGTGACGCCGAACCCATTGAAGGGCAGCACCACGCCGATATCCGCGTCGAGGAGCGGGGTCAGAAAATCGGTTTCCTTCGCAATGGCGAGGGCAACCTTGAGGGTTTCGGATCTCTGGAAATCGTTTGACATGGGTTTTCTCCTTAGTTTGTCGAGGTCCGTTCAACCTCGACCTGGAATGTAAGCGCGTAGGCGCTCACCCCGTTGGCATTCATGACTTCGTTTGAGGACCGGAATTTCATCTTATGGATCTCGTTCTCGTCGCCGAGCGAGGCGTTGTGCAGAAGATCGCGAACGGTCTCCTGCAGACTATAAGTGCCGGTGGTTCCGTGCTCCGCCTGCCCGCGGCGCGCAAACTGCTCGCTCCCGAGATTGCGATCGGCCACGAGAACCCCCCAATTCTGGGTTTCCTGGTAATTGACGCCATCGATATCATGCTCCTGGACCGACTGCACCCCGCCGAAGACCACCAGGATCAGCGGAAACCGCCCCAGCTGGGCCTTGAGATAATCTTCCAGCGCGACGTTGAGGGAATCGCCGTAGGTGGTGATGCTGGTGTCGTTCACGGCCTCCAGGTCCCCCGCGTCGCGGAGGATTGTTAGGATGGCGTCTTCGATTTCGATTAGAGTTAGCATTCCGTCTGCTCCCACCGCCGGTGGTTATCGATCCAGCATGAAATAATCCGTGATCCCTCTGTTGGCGTTCTCCATGGCCCGATCGGTCCATGCTAGGAATGGCCGCGCCGGCATGGTCACCTGTTTCACCATTCGCCAAGGGCTTCCGTAATTCTTGCGGCGATGGCCGCCGACTGTTTGATAAGCCCCCATCGCCGTGGCGCCGCCGCCGGCGAGTTTGAATCTGAGGTATCCGCCAGCTTTGGCCCGGATGATTCCACCAAATTGATGGATGGCGGCGCGTATGTCATTGGTCCCGATCGCCACCTGGGAAGCCCCCCGGATCTCATAATTAATGGAAGCCCGCAACTTGCCGCGATCTAGCAGGGTTTTTCCGCCTGTGATCGCGGCCCGTAGCGACGGCTTCCAGGATCCCGCCGGCGATCCGCTCTCATCAAAGATGGTGTGCGATTCCTCGACCCCAACGTTTCCGATGATCTTGAGAACCTCGCTCTTATTCTGAATCTTCGCCGACATTAATCCCAGGCGTCGGTCGACGTCCTCATTGCGGATCGAGATTGTGAATCCGGGCATTCCTAATTCCTAATTCGTAATTCTTAATTAGAAATCTTTCAACTTCTTATCATCCGAGAACCGTTCCCGGTCATCCCGCACCGGGCCGCCCGAGGATCCCGCCTGCTCGGTTGGGGCGCCGGAGGCCTGGCCATCGAGCGTAGCCTTTCCGGCCGAAACGTCTTTGAGGAGCGAGAGGTTGCGATCGTACTTCTTCTCCCGTTCATCGGAATTCGGCGGGAAGTTCAAGAAATAAAGCGCCAGGTCCACCGCCATCCGTTTCACCTGGTCAGTCTCAGCCAGGGGAATCGAATAGCGCGTCGAGGCGTAGGAATCGATCAGCCCTGTGGCATCTCGAATCACCTCGGTAACGCGGTCGGCGTCAATCTCGCCATTCGTCCCATCCGGATCCGTGAGCTGCTCAAGTTGAGCGGCTGTGACCCGGTGGAGAAGGTCGTCTTGGGTTGCGTAAGGCACAAATCACTCCTGCCCTGGCGGCCCAGGCGTAGGAACGCGCCCGGGCTACCAGGCCATGGTCATGTCGTGAAATTTCCGGGATGTCTAAAGAGCGAATATCCCGGATGTCCTGCCTTCCGGCGCTCTAGTCGCCCGGAGGTGTGAGCACGTCACAGAACAGATGGGCGCATTGCGCTGCCACCAATTCCTCGGCCTGCTCAGCCTCGACCATGATCTCCCAGCTCTTGATGACGTCGTTGTACCGCGTATAGATCGTGCGCGGTTCATTGATCATCTGGTAGCCCAGAGAGATGGTCATGATTCCCGGATTGGGATCCACGTAAGCGAGCAAAACACTCTCTCCCCACAGCGGCGCCACCACCTCGGTCTTGCCTTTGGGCGACGTTACGTACATCACCCGCGGCACGACGATTTGGTCGACTTCGAGAATCTCGGCCAACATGGCATCGGTGATCAGGCCATTGAAGGTCGGAAACTCCGCCCTGATCTGAGAGCTCTTCCGGATGATGTTGCGAACGTGCAGGGGGATGACGGCGATATTGGGCGCCACCATGGCCCCAAGGCTGATCTCCTCCTGTGCATCCTGCCACTGCCCGAGGATGTCCGCCGTAGAAGTATCCCAGGCATCCGTACCCGTGGGAGAGCTGTTCTGCAGCATCACGCTCTTATTGTTCACCAGATCGACGATGCGCTTCTCCTTCGACATTTCGTGACCGGTCGTGACGAGGATTGTGCCGCCCTGCAACAGCGTCGGCCCGATGACTCCGGCTTTTGTGAGGCGCTTGTCGATGGCGGTCTTGCGCGAATATTCCTTGGTGCGGTACTCACCCCAGGTGGGCGCCTGTTGCACCAGGACGGGTTCGCTCGAAAGCGCGCGTTCATCCTTGAGGATCCGAAATGCTTCTCGGCCCCATTTAGGATAAATCCCGGCCATCGGGCAATTCGGCACGGATGGAAACAGGTATTGCCCCACGGTAGCCGGCGGCCGATAGGCCACCGAGAAATCCGAGAGGATGACGTCTTTGACAAAATCTTGTAATGGCATCGTTCCCTCCTTGAAAATCGTTCGTTTGGATTCATCGCGCCGCCGTTCGATATTCCAGCGGCGCGTTCAACAATTCAGTTCACGACCGTTCGGCTAGATGCGAGCGGGCGCGGCGAAATAGGCCACCACGTCGTTCGCATTCCCGCCTTCCACCAGGATCCCCGGAGACTCGACCACGGTGGCCGCGGCCGTCGTAGCGTTCTGGGCGTATTCAGCGGCCGTGTTCTCGATATGCGTGTGGTCGGTCACCGCCGCCGCTTTGCCGTCGGAATCCGCCGTAAAGCGGTCCCCGGCAGTAAGCGTCGCGCCCAGGATCACCTTCCCATTGGGCGCCGGCACCAGAGCGGCCTCGTTGAGGTTCGGGGCGTTCTGCACCGCGGCAAAGCCGGTTCCAGCAGTCGCCACGATCAGCTTCCCAGCGGAGAACTTGGTGATATAGTACTGCTTCGTCCGAAGATCCGCGCCGGCAACAAGCACCAGCAGGGGTGCTCCCGATTGCGCCTCGACCTGGTAGCGGATCACCTGGTCGGTATCGCCCGCTTCGAGCGCCTTGCCGATGGATTCACCACCGGATCCAGCGATGGCATGTCCATTGGAATCGGAGACCAGACGCGCCCCGGCCGTAACACCAGCCCCGAGTTTGACCTCCGCTTCACCCATGATCGGCAATGTGCATTCCCCGTCAGCGTAATCGTTAATGACGTGCGTGCCCGTGCCCGCTCCGGCAAGTAGTGCCTTGCCGGTGGTCGGGTCGAGGTAGACGCAATGGAAGAGTTTGTGGTGCAGATCTTCGCCCTCATGTATTGAGATTGGTCCTTCTCTCATTTGATTCCTCGCTTTCTGTCTGCCCCGAATAATCGAGGCGCGTTTAAAGTTTGAATTGCTTCCGCGTCTATCACGCGGAGATCCGAAGCTACTTCGCCGCGGCGGCGCTCGTCTTGGCCTTCTCGTAAAGATCCGGGTTCGAGTTCATGACCTTTGCGATGGCATCAGCCCGGTTGAGCTTTTCGGTTTGCATGGTCTTCGTCACCTGCTCGTCGAACTGAACCTTCGCGAACTGCATCCCGGAGCCTTGCATGTTGGGCGTCACAATTTCGGCGAAGTTGATGATGGGTTTGAAATCGCTCATGAAGCCCTGGAACCAATCAAGCAGGCCCACAGTTTTCTCTTCGCCCTTGGCATCGGAGAATTTCACCGTCTGCTTCTCGTCGGCTTCAGCGAGGCGCGACATGAATTGAACGACGCCGCGCTTTTCGAAGGCGGGAACAAACTTGCCGTCGTCGGCCAGCTTTTCGCAGAAGGCCTTGATCTGGCCCAGCAGCGAATCTTTCTTTGCCTTTGCCAATTCCGCCTTGGCAGTTTCGCCTTCGGTGACCTTGGCGCTCATATCCGTGAATTTGGCCGTGAAGTCGGCCTGGAGTTTGTCGATCGAGGAGGCGAACGTTTTGCTGAGATCCTCGAATTTGACGGTTCCCTCGTCGGTGGCAGCCTTGTTGGTGAATTTTGCTTTCAGCTCCTTCAACTGATCGCTCAGCGCGGTCAATTGTTCGGAAAACCATTTCTTGAGTCCTTCTAAGTCCATGGATCCCTCCTTGTTTTGGTTCGGTTGGTCGAGGTCAAAGAAATATGCGAGCGCGACGCCCTCCTCGAATATGGCGGGCGCCAGTCCCTTCACTTGCGGTTTTTTGTTGATGAGCGCGCCGATCCCGGTCAGATACCATTTCCCCGAATCCTTCAGTTTATCGAGTTCAATGGACCAGCCGTTCAGCATTCCGTCGCGGTTCAAAGATTTCAGCGAGTCGGTGATCTTGTCGTATTTGGCATAGAGTTTTCCCGCGGCTTCTTTCACGGCGGCGATGACGGCGAAACCCTTCGATTTGTCCCCGTGGTCGACGTTGACTTTCGCCTCGTGGATATTTCCCGGATTGTAGGTGGCCACGATTTCGTGAAGATCGCTCTCCGTATAGGATCCCTGGGGGTATTTTCCCGGGGCCCAAACCTCCACCCAGGCGCCGTCGTCAAATTTCTCAAAAATTCGTCCCATCCCGTCCTCCAAAAGGTCTTTTTTGACCTCTTTTGTGCTTCAGTCCTGAAAAAGTGTCGTTTTCTTCATCTGAGGTCTCTCAAACCACTGTAAAAAACTGTAAAAAGTATGTAAAAAACTCGCCGTGGGGCTGGAAGGTACTCCAGGTACCCCGAAATCAGCCTTGGCCCTCTAATGGCGAATTTGGGCCATTTCTCCCTGGCCGGTTTTTCTCCTCCCGGGCGGCTTTTCGAAATCTTCGACAAACCGGGCACCGTTTCGGAGGATCGAAGCCTTTTCCGCGGTAAAATTCCTGCTCCATCACCGACCAGGTGAAATTGTTGTGGCATTGGACGCAGACAATCTTCTGGTCCCCGCATTCCTGAGCAGCATCGGGATAGTCACTATCGAGTCCATCCATTCAATTCCCCCCGCCCGGAGTTCCGGTACGTAGTAGGTTTTCCCAAAAACCTCCGGGCCATCCGCCGAAGCCCGGATCCGGAACGGCCGGTTGCCCGTTGACCGTTGGAATCCGTCCGGCGGCCGGCGCCGTGAAATTCTGATTTCCGGCAACCTCCCGAGCATGCTCGCCCCCGATGGCGTCCACCATGCAGCGGCAATTGAATCCGTTGGGGGGATAATATTTTCTCCAGAACGGATCGTCGGCCCGGGCAATAAATCCCTGTAACGCCCGATGGGCCGGCCGCACGCGATTGTCGCCCATGGTTCGATAGACCCAGAAGGGCAGTGCACCCACGACCGCCGGATCCAGCATCTGCGAGATGCGGCCCGCGTTATAGGCCTGCATCAAGTTCGTCGCCACCATCGTATCGATGTGGCTCGGATTCTCCGGCGTCACGCCGTAAGAGGCATAGGCCTCGCGAATGTTCCTGATAATCTGCTCGGTCGTCAGTCCTTGTTCCAGGCCCTCGATCAAAAGCCTTTGGGCCCGTGCGATGAGATCCACCGATTCGATTCCGGCGATATACCAGGCGCCAAGCCTCGCCTGGGCGTTCAGCCGCTCCCAGGCGGCCTGTGTCATGGGGACCTTATTTCTCAAAATGTCAATGGCGGCGGTCGGCGGTACGTTGATGCTGCCGAGAACATTTTGGAAAAGGACGGCCCCGGCGGCCGCGCCGGCCTCTCGCGATTGTTCGAACGCAGCGAAAAGAGCCTGGTCCGACGGCTTCGGTTGAACGTTGGCATCGAGTTTCGCTTCGATCCGGACATGCGCGCGCCCCAGCAGATTCGACAGAACGATGGCCTGCCCAAATTTCCGCGAGAATTTGAGCTTCCAATCGTTGAGGCCTTTTAACCTGATCTGCTTTTGCATTCCTAATTCCTAATCATTAATTTCGCTTTCAATGGCTTTCACGAATTCCTGATAGAGTGGAATCACCTGTTTGTTTTCCAGGCTCGCGATAACCGTCCCGGTTTCACTGGCATGTTCTTCCGTCCGTCCAGGTACCGCTGCTGCCGGAGTAGAAA